ACGGCGGTGAGGCCCGGATCATCCGGCTGGGTCTGGTCGGCAGCCGGTGCGGCTGGCGCTGACGGTGCTGGCGGCGCGGTCGGTTGCTTGTCCCAGGCCGACAGCGGCACCACTTGCGCTTGCAAGCGCGGCTCATTGCCCTCGGTCGCGGCGGCGTAGCCTTCGAGCGCCCGCGCCTCGTTGGGCGAATAGATGCCGCCGAGAACCCCTTTTGCCAGGCCGTCGATGCGGTCCTTGAATGCCGAGCGCAACAACGCACGGGTATCGTATTCGGTATATTCCCGGCCGCGGCCGATCGAGTTGGCGTTAAGCCCGACGAACTGATCCAGCGCGACTTCGACGTGGTTGATGAGCCAGCCCAAACCCGCCGCCAGCCATTCGGCCATCACGGCCTCGGCCGATTTCTGCGTGCCGGTGTCTGATATGCCGAGCATAATCGCCGGCACCCCGAACACCGCGGCGACCATCCTGTCATTCAACTTGCGCTGCTCGATCACCTGTTGATCTTCCGCGCTCATGGTCAATGGCTGGAACTTGAGGCCATGGGTCAAAATCGGCACGCCGCCGGTGGCAAGGTTTTGCGAGGTGTCCTGCCAACGGGCTTTCAGTTCCTGCACCTGTGCCGGCGTCATACTCATGTCGGTGTAGATCAGGCCGGCCGGCCGCATGTTCGATGCCGACTGCGTCAGCGAGGTGTTAATCGCGGCGTTCTGGCCCTGCTCGACCGCCAGCGCTTGCAGCCAGGTCTCACCGATCAAAGGATGCCGCGGGCAGGCTAATTTCACATGAAACACATCGCGCGCCGGCACGATCAGCCGGGTCTGGCCGAGCAGCGAGTTGAATTCCAATAGCGGGTTTTGCCCGATACTGTAGAATATCTCGGAAAACGCCTGGCCCTGCACGCGGTACTCTTCGACCCGGCAGGCGCGCGGATCGGTCCAATGCAGCGCGGTGACCTCGGCGCGATCGTTGCGCTGGGCGATCCAATAGGAGTTTCCGGTCAGCAACAGTGACCGGATCAAGTGCACCAGAAAATCCGACGGCGTCTGATAGGGGTTCGGCGATCGCAACAACCGCGCCAGCGCTGACGTCGTAATGTTCTCAGTGCCGCCCGTATCCAGCTCTAACCGGTGATAGCCCGGCAATTGCGCAATCGCGCGGATGTACGCCCACACGCAGGCCTCCACGATCGAGCTAGACGGATAGCCGCACGGATCGATATCGCACTGCCAGAAATTCCATGGGCTGCCAGCGGGGATCACGCCGCCGTTAACGCTGTACGGCCCGGCGTGCCAATTGCCCTCGCCGGCCGGGTTGGCTTTCTGGCGCGGCGTGATCAGCCGCGCCAGCGATTGCATCAATGCGTTGGCCATCAGCGTTTCGTGCCCGGCGCCGGTGCCGGTGCCGCCCGCGTGGCATAGCCGGCGCCGCCGTGCTGCGGTTCCGGCGTCATCGCGCGCTTGCGGGCCGCGCCGCCTTCCGGTGGCGGGGTTTCGTCCGGCTCTTTCTGCGCCTCTTCCCAAGTATCATTGGCCCACTTATGCGAGGCGTCCCACGCGGCCTTGCGTTCCTCCTCGGAGAGTTCGTCGTGCTGATATTCCGCCTCGGTCGGATTGCGCGCCCAATGCGCCCCGATCGCGGCGGTACCGTCGGCCTCTTTCATTTGCAGCCGTTGGCCGCGGTACGGTCCCATGATCGCTTCCACCATCACGATACCCTGATCGTTCGGCACCAGCGGCGCGTCGCGGGCTTGCTTCCTGCGGTCGGCCTCGGCCTGTTCTTTGGCCTTGCGGTCTTCCTCGGCTTGCGCCACCCGCTTTTGCTCGGCGTCATGGGCTTCGCGCTTGCGCTCGTCGGCGGTTCGTTTGTCGTCGTCTGCCATGTCATTCTCCTTGTGGGAAATTCAGTGTGAACCCGTTGTAAAGTTTCGCGACCGCGTCATAGGCACGGGCGGCGTCGTCCTCATTTTCGAAATGACCGAGATTGCGCCGCCGCGGACCAACCTTGATTTCGGCTTGCCACTTTTGGCGCTGTTTGCTCCAACAGACGCCGCGGTGATGGCTCGTGCATCCGAGCCGCTTGCGTTGGTTGCGAATTTGGATTGCTTCAGTCGTCCAGCGAACGTTGCCGGGTTCATATCCTCGTTCATTGTCAATGCGATCTAGCTCGTATCCCGGCTGTGGTGGCAGCCCTACGTCAGCAACAAAATTTTGGAAATCATGCCAACGCTCGCAGACCTTAATGCCGCGGCCGCCATAGTTCTTAAACGCCTTGTCGTTGGAATTATTGCAGCGCTGCAACATTGAATTCCATCGCAAGTAAACCTTACTGCCCGCCAGTCCATGTTTGGTAAGGCGGTCGCGGTGGTAGCAACCGCACGACAGTGTTTTGCCTAATGTCAGATGTGACAGACGCACATCCTTGATCTGGCCGCAGTCACATTCACAGCGGAAAGTGCGAAACCGGCCAAACCCTTGGTCGATTTCCTCGATCACGACTAATCGGCCAAACCGTTGACCTTGCTTGATAGATAGCGGTCGCATGCGGGTTCCCTCCTTGATTGGGCAGAACCCGCATGGTATCATGTCATTGTCCAAATTACACTAGCAAGTCCTTACCAAGATACGCTGGCTATGGTTTGGACCATACCAGTGCGCCTCATGACCCACGAAATGTAAAGCGACATTCTCACGGCGACCGCATCGGTCTGGAACAGCGACCGCATCGGCGCCGCCACCACGTTCGGCGAACCGGTGGTACCCAGCGCCAGCGGCGTGGTATCCTCCTCATGCAGCGTGGCATCGGTCGACACCGCGAATCGCGGCGCATCACCGGCCGCAGAAGCGAAGTCCGCCGCATCCACCGCGATCACCCGGCCCGCCGGGCAGGTTGCCGAGACGATGAACCGAACCCCGAACTTGCTGCCGGCTTCCGCGCGATCCGAGAACAGGAAATCGCCGGTGGTGGTCTGCGCGAACCCCAGCGACAGCGCCTGCGCCGGATTGATGATCACCGCAATCGCCCGGCCACCGCCGGCGGTAATCAGTGCCCCGATCAGCGCTTTGAGGTCCGCGACCATCGCGGCCGTGATCGGCGTCAGCACGCTTGCCGTAATCGGGGTTACACCGTTGAGCAGTCCGGCCGGACGAACGCCGGCCGAGGCCGCCACCGCGTCGATCAGGTAGGTATCGAGCGCGATCGAGGTGTCGTCGCTCATCGCCTGGCGAATGATCTGCTCGATACTCTGAGCGCTATAGGTCGCCATTTCTTCCGTGAACGTCGAAATCACCGACAGCTTGGTCGGCGACAGCGATACGGTCGTGAAAGATGCCCGCCTGACAGGCTTCGGCGATCCTTCAGCCACCCAATTGCCGGCCAGCGTCGGCGTATTGGCGCGCACGGGTATCTTCAACACGCCCGCATTCCCGAAGGTGTAGCGCGCCCCCATCGAGGCCAGCGGCAGATAGATCGAATCCGGAATCAGCCGATCCAAAAACGGCATGGTATCGGTCTGGATCAATTCCGCCGCCCACGTGGCGACTGTCGTATTCGCCGGGTTGACCGCGGCGCGCAGCACCATGTTGGTCACTTCGTTGTAGTTGCTGCCCTGGTACATATTGCGCAGCGTTTGCCCGAGGTCCGGATCATGCGCGGCTTGTGCCTTGGTCCAGGCCGCCAGTGCCCGGAATTGATGATCGGAAAATTCCAGCTTCTTGCGCGGTGCCGCCGGGATGCTGACGCGGTCGGGCGTCGGCTCGGTCTTGGCCGGCTGCGGTGCCATGATCGTGCCCTCGATCGTCTGCGGCGGGGTTGCTACGGCGCGGGTCTCAGTGTTGCCAACCAGGTCGCGCTCGGCCTGTTTCTCGCTTTCGAGCACGATCCGCGCGGCCTTGAGCTGCGCCGGCAGTTCGTCGCGGTAGCGTTTGGTTTCGTCCTCGGTGAGGTCGAGCTTGCCGGCGAGTTCCTCATAGCTGGCCATGATGGCGTTGACGTTCTGCTGCGCGTTCTGGATTTTGCTTGCGATGGTTGCTGCGATTGACATTTTCGAACCCTTCGATGGTTCGGGAGATGGAGCGGCAGGCTTGCCATGAAACGCACGGTCGACCGTCGGCTGTTCGGTTGCAGGCTTGCGGAACACTTCGGCGATGACGTCGCGCGGATAGTCCTTGGCAATTGCCAAGGCATTCGGGTTCGCCGGCACGGAGACCAGCGAACATTCCAGCAGTTCACTTTTCTTGAAACGGAACGGCCCGAAATGCTTATCGGCGTCCTTGGTCAGCGGCTCGCTTTCAATCGGGCGGAAACCAACGCTCACGGTACGCAGAATGCCCTCGCGTACCAGATCGCGGATGTAATCCTTCTTTGGCCATTTGTTGCTTTCGCTCCAGACAATGCGGCCGATCAGTTGATTGCCTTTGACGTGAACGTCGGTCCAACAGCCGACGATCTGATCGCGGTCATGATTGAACAGCACGCTTGGATCAGACTTGATGCGATCGAGCTGCCAGCCATTAGCCTCGATCACGTCGCCCATCCGATCGACCGAGTTGTCCGACATGACGAATTGATCCGGCTCACCGCCGGGAGGCGGTGCCGATTTGACGGCATAGCGCATGTGTGGATGTCCCGTAGTTATCCGAGCTTGAACGGAAACGCGCGGCATGGTTCGAATGATCAGCCGCT